CGGTCAAATAATCTCCCGAATAAAAATATGCCCCCCCTCCATATAATGTGGTTGTATAAGACGATGCGAGAGAAAAAGGTTCCCATGATTGTATTGTTGGCGTTCCATTGCCAACCGTTATTGCATAAGAATTTGTGCTGTCTTTGAATCTGTTTCCTTGGCAGGTAATTAAACCAACCGTTCCGCTTATAGATGATGCCACACCGCTTCCTGTCCATCCAACGCTGGTGGCGGTTACCGGAGAGGTTGGCGGAGTAAAAGATGTCGCCGTTCCAAGAAGAGATTGCCCTTTAATAACCCGAAGATTAGAAAGAGACCCCGGAAAATAAAACGTACTAGATTGCCACCCAATTACCGTTGAAGTGGTTGTTAAGCTATATGAAGTGCTATTTGATTGCGTGGTTCCCAGTTGAGTGCCATTTACAAACATCTTCATTGACCCACTGCTTCTGATAAGAGCAATGTGTTGCCATATATTGTTTGTTTTTGTAACTGATGTAGCATAATCCCATCCTGCACCAGCTTGACCCCAGCCCCAAGAACTAGTACTAGACCTGTATCCAACAAAAAGACCTCCAAGACCAGTGGCAGATATTACAAAAAAATCTCCGGCGTTATTTGTGTTTGTATTTGCCCAAAATTCAATTGTAAAATCACCCGTTCCAAATTGTAACGACGCACCGGGGGAAACTACGTTTAAATAATCCGTTGTGCCGTTTAAATAAGTGCTCCAATACCCATCCGTCAAATACGGAGTAAACGAACCTTGACCCGGAGTTCCATTTTTTGTAATGGTATAAGTATTAGAGCTTGAATCCAAAAAAGTGTTGTTTGTTTGGCCGTTTGTGCTAGTTGTATTTAATAGTATAGAAACATAGGGAAAATATGGATCTGAAGTTGCTGGAGTTGCAGCAGAAGGTTTGTAAAACAGTTTGCTAGTAGATAACATTAGAAATTAGCTCCAGTTTGAACTCCGTACCAATTTGTGCCGTCTGATATAAAGCTATAAAAATCACTTTGCCCATTGGTCAGGGTAGCCGTTGGCGTTACAGCTCCGGGGTACTTTAACGAACCTGACGGGGATGTAAAAGCCAAACTTGTTGGTGTGGAAGCATAGATCACTTGAACCGTCAATGATTTTCCGGCGGATGGTGTAGGTAATGTAAGTGAATTAGAACCAACTTTTGTTGTAATAGATTGAAAAGTACCGTTAGCAAGATCTAATGCAAGAGGGCTGGTAACAACTGTGGCAGTACCCCTCGTTTCTGTATAATTTGTAACCGTTGGGTTTATTAACGAAGCCGTTGTAATGATTGGGCTGGTGTTCATCACAACGGAAGAGGTACCCGTGATCGGGTTGCTCACCAATTGTTTTGTTGAACTACTGAATACCGCTTGAGATGCAGTTAAGTTGGAAACAGTCAGATTGGCAGCAGTCAGCGTGCTTCCGCTAAACGTCAGGTTTGCATCGCCATACAGAGCTGACGTCCCATTACCAATTAGAATGTTTCCAGCTGGGATTGTTGCTAATCCAGTTCCCCCTCTGGGTACTGTTATTGCGACTCCGTTCCAGGTAGCAGACGTTATAGACCCTGGGTAATCAAGTGTGTTGGTTGACCAAGATACATTTGAAGGGGTTTGATCGTGGCGATCCCAACTTCCTGCTGCTGTGCTGTTTGCAGTCAACACAATCGTTACATAACCGCCAACTGGTACAGAGGCAATCAAAGTATTTGAGTTGTTATTAACTGTAATTGCACCAGAACTCTGATTGTTGTTAAACGAAAAAATTGTTCCCGTCGACAACGTTGTTGCGTCTGGCAACTTGATAATCTGACCACCAGATCCGGTTACAAAATATACTGGGGTTGACGCAATTGTCAGAGTAATTAATGTTCCAGACGCTGCTACGCTAGTAAAACCGTTGAAGTACGCGTTGGCCGTAATGTTGTTGCTAGAACTTCTTATGACTACAGAGTTTGCACCAGTTGAAGCAGTGACTCCGGTTCCTCCATTGGCTACAGCCAAGGTGCCAGTCAATGTAATAGCACCTGGAGTAGCATTTGCCGGGAGAAGTCCTGTGCTTCCACCGCTAAATGTGGTTACACCACCTCCACCACTGGCTGTTGCATTAGAAACCCATACTCCACCAACGCTTGTCAGAACATTTCCAGTTGTACCAGGATCGACAAAACTGATTGTAGGAGTTGTTCCTCCAGTAGACAGGATTGGATATGTATTACCAACACTAGTAACTGCGTTCGCAACAGCACCAGTAGCAACCAGAACTCCTGTAGTCGTTGAAAACGAAAGTCCACTTCCTATCGCAACATTGGACAACACACCAGTCGCGTTAGAGTAAACAATTGCAGTAAAACCTGTTGAAAATGCGTTGCTAACCCAAGCACCGCCTTTGCTAACAAGAACGTTCCCTGTTGTCCCCGGATCAACAGACGTAAAAGATCCGGTACCGTTACCCAACAACACACTGCTAACGGGAAACGTCACCCTTCCAGTTCCACCATTAGGAACCGTGAGAGCGGTTGGCAACGTCAGGTTTGTGATCGTTGCATTTATGATGTTTGCATTTGCAATATTGCTACTAGAAACAAATTCGCTAGTAACGTTTAACGTAGTTACGTTTGCAAGCGTTGCCGTAAGGTTGGTTACAACTATGTTTGAAACAGATACGTTTGTAACAACACTGGTTCCGCTTGTAATCGTGACGTTTGCCAACGTCATATTGTTTAGCGTCGTGATTGTGTTGCCAAGCAACACAGAAGTGTTTCCGATTGTTATCGGAGTGTTAAAATTGCTATCTAACTTAGATAAAGCAATGTTTCCGCTTGCAGTAGCAAAAGCAAATGGGACTGCCATCAGAACCTCGCTCTCAATTCGTGTTCAAATTCAAATGTATTCACGGTATATCCAGCACTGTTACTGTTAATTGTCAGACCAAGATACTTTCCATACTGCTGGGCATCTGATTTGTACAGAGCATACCCGTAATCCGTTTCCCATCCAACAGTTTGGAGACTATTGTTTTGCCAACCTACAATTTGTGAGTAATCGTTAAGCCAAGTAACCCTGTTGTCTATAGTGTAAGCGCCAGTTGATCCTGTTCCTGTCTCATTGTCAACGCTAATGAAGAGAGTAGAGGATGCTCGCAGCTGGGCTTCTATTCCAAACTTCAATGCCTGTTTAGTTCTTATGGGGTCACCCATAGAAATCAACGCAGTTTGGATTACGGTTGCTACGTTTGCAGTAGAGTTAGCATAGAGACGGTAGAGGTTTACACCGCCTGTCCCATAGAGACGGATAACCCCCGCTGTAGGGACGGAAGTGATGTAGTCTAACGCTCCTTGGGAGGTGAGAAACCACTTCTTCTCGAAGAACACGGCTTGGATTGGCCTCGGACCACTTACCGGGTCGTTGTAGGTGAAGGAGAATGCCGCGCATAGTATGTTGTTCAGTAGGACTTGACCACCGCTTATCGGCAGAGTGAAGTCAATGTTCTGGAAGATCCCGTCAAGGGGGTCTGACAACTTGCTAGTGGTCGAACCAACTAGAGAATAGATCCCGTAGTCGTTCATGAACAACACAGATCTGAAAAACGGGAAAATAGCGTAGATACGCTTGGTCCCTACGCTTGCGGATACGTTGGTATTTGTGAATAAAGTCTGACCGTTGGTGTCAACGCGAACGTCAGAGAAGACGTTGATGCTTGTCTCACCAAAGATGTACAAGAAATTGTTGGCTGAGAGCAGCGCACAGATGTTGCCGTGCAGTGTAGAGTCAGACAGAGTAATTGATCCAGCAGATACGCTGGTGAAATCACTGTACGAGTCTGCCGCTGAGTAATAGACAGTACGTCCAGCAGCCACCCAGGTTCTACCAGAGAACGTGGCGGTAGAAACCAACTGTTCTGTGTTCACAACTGCCGTGACATTGGCAGCAGTGGTAAATCCACCACCAGAAAGAGTCACATTGGCAGTCGTGTATCCAGCGCCAGGGTTGGTCATCACAATCTGTGAGACGGTGTTCCCTAGAACAATGGCTGTGGCAGTGGCAGGAGTGGTGTTAGCACCGCCGATAGCTACCGTTGGTGCTGACGTATAGCCAGAACCACCGTTGTTTAGCAGGATGCTGACTGTGCCTGTCTTGAACGTAACGATCTGAGCTATGGCATTAGCACCAGATCCACCACCACCCGAAAAAGTTATGGTGGGAGATGACGTATATCCACTACCTGCGTTGGTCAGGGATACGCTGCTGACGCCACCAGTCGAAATGACTGCATTTGCAGTAGCTGCACCGCTGGAGAATGTCACAGCAGGGACAGTTGTATATCCAGACCCCGCTTCTACAACTCCGATAGAAACAACAGCTCCTGCGCTGATGCTTGCGACTGCTGTAGCCTGGGTTCCACCCGTAATATTGGGTGCGCCGATGGTCACATCAGGTACAGCAGTGTATCCAGTACCACCAGAAGTCACAAAAACTGACCTGATGCCGCCAGATCCGGTGACGATCGTCGCCGTGGCTACTGCTTGCACCCCGTTAGCATCATTGGGTGCGCTGATCACTACGTTTGGCGCAGATGTGTAGCCAGAGCCAGGATTTGATACTGCTATCAGGCCAACAGACCCGATAGAAACTAAGTTAGCACCGTTCCAACTAGACAATCCGTTATCTGGATCGGAAATGATCAGTCTTTCATTCTTCCACTGGGCTGCACTGACGTTTGCGTTGCTGAACGTACCGGCAATAACTGCCACATTGCTTGTGACATTTGCGTTTAGGTTGAATGCCTGTGCTGTTCCGTCTGACTTGAACCCAACAATGTAGTCGGAAACATTGATGTTTGTGGACGTAAGAAAAGTAACCGTGTTTCCAAAAACAACAACATTGCCTGTGCTATCCCTAACCGCACTCTGAGCAGGAACAATTTTGATGTTGGAGTCGCCAATAGGCATGGCGTTTTCCAACCACGAGAATTCACTGTCTTTGATGGCTGTCCGGTTGGCTTTTGTGTTGATGCCACCAAACGTTTTCAGGACAGTATAAGTTTTTTTCTGTTCCTGAGCTGCCATGTTAGTAAGGACTGCTATACGGGTCCGGAATCCTGCGTGTGAAAACTGAATTCAACACGCCCTGCACTTGACGAGTGTACTGCTGCAGAAAAATCTCAGATTCTCCGTAGCTTTGTTCCTTGTATTTGGCTTTGTAAGCTGCGTAGAACGCCACAGGAACAGTGTACGGATCATTTATGGAGTCATTGACCGTTGGATTAGTCAATACGAGCGGTGAAGGCAAGATAACCGTGTCCACTTCCATGCTGTAGGACTGGTCAGGAACAGGTGAAATGTAAATTTGCTGCTGACCATACGTTGAAAAGCACACAGGCCGTCCAACGTAGTTTTGCCAGTACCGCAGCTGGGCGTTGAAGTTTGTCCAAGGCAAGTAACGCAGAGGAATTCTGGAATTTCCCCAATAAATTGTCAAGTTCAGTACATCCAGAGTCTGTGAACCATTAGGTAACGACGAAAACGGGATGATTTCTGCACTTTGAGCATATAACAGCGTTGCTGTGCCGTTAGTAAATGCCGTTGACGGAGGAAAGTTAGACCCAGATGCGGGATATGGAGGTGCTGTATCCCCAAGCGTCCCGCCTACGGTCACTTGATAGATAAATATATTTGAGAATATGTACTGCCCAGTAGTTACTGGAAGGTTGGCAGACCATATTGTTGCGGCTGTGCCGTCTGGAGCTAGGGGTGTAGCTGATATTTGCAGGGTACGCAGACAACCTGTGTCTCGTACTACTCGCTCACGACCATCGTTGATGTAATCCGTAATTTCATCGTTAGACCAAAAGTTCCCATTGGCATCGTGTAGAAGCCTGCGAACGTCTGTGATGTACGAATTTAGGGTTGCCATAGTTGCCTATTGTAACCCTCAGGAGACTTTTCCCCCTACCCCTACTTTTTTGACGGGTAGGGGTACTACGCCTACCGCCGAGGGA